AAGTAAAATTTCTGCGCCAGCTTCAATTAATTTAGGTAGATTATTAGTGATAAAATCTGTTATGCTAGTTAATAAGTTATCGATCGTTTGCAAAATAACAGGCATGTTAGAAGTTATATATTCCGCTATTTCCGGGAAGAACCTAGACAATGAAATCAATATACCAGGTAGTCCTCCTACTAAAATACCTATGATGCTAGGAGCCAAAGACTTAAATATATCTAAAATACCGCTGAAATCACCATTAAAGGCATTATTAACAGAGTTCCATACACCTTTTAATGATTCTTCTACCTTTTGTAGTAATCCAGGAATATAACCAAATACCTCAATAGCCTTCGATTTAATAAATTCCCAGCTATTAATAATTGCATTTCTAAACGCTTCATTTTTATTCCAGAGAGTTACCAACGCAGTGGTTAATACAACAATTGCACCAGCTACTAACCATACCGTCCCACTCATAGCAGCTAGTCCAGTAATAAACGGACCGATTAGCATCCAAACACTAGCCCAAGCCGCTTGCATACCATATATAAGACCTATACCTATCGCAAGTGGAGATAATATTAATGTTAACAGCGGAATAAGCATTAATATTCCTTGTATTACTTTCGCTAAAATTGGATGTGCTTCATTAAAAGCTATAGCCATTTCGGCAATAGCGTTGATAAAATTAAAAACAGGAATCATTACCATCGCAAATACTTCTACCATTGGCTCAAAAGCTTTAATTAGATTTTTCCTCATTGTGTTAAAAGCTTCACTGTATGCCTTATTCGTTTCCATTGCTTGTCTGTGCAATGCTCCGTATAAAAGAGCGCTTGTAGCCGCCGCTGCTAACGCAACCATTTGAAAACGCATTAACCCTTGATTTATCATCATTTGCATATTTAATAAATCTTTCATGCTTGCGTTTGGACCTAATAATCTAAGCGATAGCACAGCAGCGTTTCCGTTATTAGCGATCCTATTCATTGTGTCCGCTACTCTTAACCCAGCTCGGTTTACAGTGTACATAGGATTAGCCATTCTAGTATAGTTATCACTAATGCGTTGTGCTTGCGTTGTCATATTCATCATTGTGCCAGCTGTACGAATTAACGAAGCACCTAACATTCTATTAGCGTTTATCATTGCATCTGTTGCTCTTTTGTGATCATTACCCATTTGTCTTACTTGGTTCATGAAATCTTGCGTTGTGCCTGAATAATTTCCCATTTGTTGCGCTAGGCCGAACATTTGATGCTCCACTCTTGCCATTTGTACTCTAAACGGCATCATGCCTCTTTCATTCGTTAACCTCATTTGCATCTGCATAAGCCGCAATTGATTGTTAACTTGTCTGTATTCTCTATATTCAGGAGTTTCGCGTAATTGACGCATCATTTCGCGATGAGCTCTTCTAACTTCTCTATATGAATCTACGGAAGAATCAGCAAATGAGCCTATACTAGAACTACTACTAGATGCGGCACTATTTATCGTACTGCTTGAATTCCCTATTTCGCTAGATAGACTTCTCGTATCACGTTCAAGCGTTCCTATTGCGTCACTAGCAGTCTGTGATGATTGAGTAATCGTACTAGCTGTTTCGTTTAAATTGTTTCCAGCTCTTTGTAAGTTACGCTCTAACCTGGATAAATCCGTATCAACGTTATCTGTATTGATTTGGGTGTCAATAACAATACGCCCATCCGACATTGTTTATCCCCCCTTTTTACGCAAGGCCTGTTTTTTTATAGCTTCTGAAATACTAGCCATTCTCTTATCCGCTTCAATAACTACCTCTTCCTCACTTTCAAGTCGATAAATGCGTTTTAACTCCATAATTCTCTGTCTTTCTTTCGCATTATGTTTGGTAGGTGGCGGCACTTCTTGTTCTCTTATATTGATAACCTCTACTAACTTTGTATCTTTGCTTAGGCTGTTTAATAACGTTAAAAACTTATGCCAATGTAACTTACCTTGCATTTCAAATAAATCAATGTTGTAATCCTGCAAAAATGAAGCGTAAATATATGGAGCATCTATAGT